TTCAAGGCAATGAATACAAAAGTTTCCGATCACGCCCTGCTCGTCGGCATGTTCGACAGCGAAGTAAAAAATATTTAAGAAAGGAGTTGCAAATCAATTTAGTCGTGCTATGCTGTCAAACCATTGACAATAAAATAATTCAAGGAGAAGTAAATGTTAAACATAGATGATGAGGAACCTGCTCCTCAGGAAGCACCGACAGACGTCACTGTCCCTATGGACAAGTTGGCGAAGGTGTACCGCAGGATGCAGTCACGCGTACAAGAGTTAACCGCTCAGTACGAGTCTGAGATCGAGGACATCAAGCGTCAGCAAGACGTTGTGAAGATCGCGCTCAAAGACCAGATGCTCAAGCTAGGCGTATCAAGTGTACGCACAGACCAAGGCACCGTAGTGCTGTCTACCAAGACACGCTACAACACACAGGACTGGGACTCATTTAAAGAGTTCATCAAAGAACACGATGCGTTGGACTTGTTGGAGAAGCGTATTGCGCAGACCAACATGGCTACGTTCTTGTCTGAGAATCCCAGTCTAATTCCCGCAGGGCTTAACTCTATGACAGAGTACGCCATTTCAGTTCGTAAACCAACCAAGTAATCAGGAGAATCATTATGAGCAATGTAGCTCTATTCAACCCATCCCAAGCCCCCGCGTTCGCTAAGAACCGCACATCGTTGTCACCCATGGCCCGAGCCCTAGCCGGTGGCGCAGTTGGCAACCGCACCAAGAGCATCTCCATCAAGGGTGGTGTGTTTCGTTTGAACGAAGGCGGTAAAGAGATTGCCGCTATCGAAGAGCGCTACCTCGACGTAGTCATTGTCAATGCCGCGCCTGATGTTTCACGCGTGTTCTATGCCAAGGCATACGATGGCGAAGTATCTGCGCCTGACTGCTGGTCACAAGACGGCAAGACACCAAGCCCTGAGGCAAGCAACCCACAGCACAACAAGTGCGATGGATGCCAACAGAACATTGCCGGTTCTGGTCAGAACAATAGCCGCGCTTGCCGCTTCCAACAGCACATTGCTGTAGTGTTGGCTAATGATATGGAAGGCTCTGTATTGAAGCTGACTGTGCCTGCTAAGTCTGTGTTCGGCAAAGAAGAGGGCGACAACCGCGCCTTGCAAGCGTACGCTCGTCACTTGGGCGCACAGAACATTGACCCATCTGAGGTCATCACGCGCATGAAGTTCGACACCAAGTCTGAAGCGCCCAAGCTGTTCTTTAAGGCTATGCGTTGGTTGACGGACGATGAGTTCCCAATCATTCAGGAACAAGGCAAGACAGACACCGCTATTAAAGCTGTGACAATGTCTTTCTCTAAGATGGACAGCGTTGCCGCCCCTGCGCCTTTAAAGCTTGAAGGCAAGCGCCCTGCCCCTGTGGTTGAGGAAGAGGAAGCACCTGCACCCGCACCTAAGGCTAAGACCAAAGCCAAGGCCGCCCCTCTGCCTGCCGAGGAAGATGAGGAACCCGTAGTCCGCAAGGAAGAGAAGAAGCCCAACGCTGTGCCCAAGGCAAAGGCTGACTTGTCTGCCATGGTGGACGACTGGGACGAAGCGGAATAAGGAGTAGATGATGAAACTTATGACGCGTGACTCTACACCAAGAGAATTTCAAAAAGTTTACCGCAAGGGCGATGTTGTCTATGTTCCACACTTTCGCTGTAGCGATGTGTTTGTAGGCCCCGGATACCCCCGCTTCACAAAACAACTCTACAACGAGTTTGAACTCGTTAGAGGGGGCGCTGTGCAAGAAAGCATGCCTCTGTGGGCAAGGGGTAAATACGGTCTCGTTGACGACAGAAACCCATAAATATCGGGGGGAACGTCGCGCAATTTTTAGCTTGCAGACGAGCGGCTAGTACCCCCACCTACACCATGCCATATTCACAACAAGTAATTAGCGCAGTCAAGAAAGCGCCTAAGACGTTGGGTAACCAACTCGGGCGGTGGGCTGTGCATCACGACTTCTCTGCCATCAAAGTATCCAAAGCAACAGGTGCCTCTCGGCAATCTGTTTACAACTGGTTTGGTGGTGGTGAGGTCTTCGTGGCCTACCGCCCTGCGGTAGAGTCTCTTCTTAGAATTTTGCAGTCGTCCGGTAGTGGCGATGACGCTTGGAGAAAAACATGCAAAGCATTCAACCTAAAAACTTAAGCGATGAAGAGATACTTCGTCAGGTGTATTTGATGGGCAATGAGATGCTCCCAAAAGAATGGGTAGAAGAACTTTGCACACGCCTAGCGGCGGCAATCGACAAAGCTGAAAACAAATACGATGAAGGCTTTGCTGACGGATTTGCAGACGGCATAGACCACGCAAACGACCCCGAACTAAAATAACCAAAGGATACACATGACATCCGCTGAGTTTTTAGCGGTGGTTTTGCCGTCCGAAGGTTTTGGCCTGTACTGCGCGGTAGAACTCACAAAAAAGAAAGAGCATGTATATGCGGCAAAGATTGAGGAACTCATCCCGACGATCGAGGAGTGGCACGCCAACAACTACGACGTCTTCTACGGACTAGCTACCTTTGACAAGAAGCGCGGCGCTGAAGAAGCTCAGTACCTCAAATCGTTCTTTGTTGACTTGGATGGGTACGCTACCAAGAAGGCGGCGGCTGATGCGCTGATTGAGTTCCTGACAAGGTCTGGGCTTGATGCGCTAGGTACGCCATGGGTGGTTGACTCAGGCGGGGGCTTGCATTGCTACTGGCCGTTGAAGGACGAGATTCCTGCGACTATTTGGAAACCTGTTGCCGAGAACTTAAAGCGTCTGTGCAAACAGGAAGGCTTCAACATCGACATGACGGTGACTGCGGACACTGCGCGCATCTTACGTGTGCCCGGAACTGCCAACAACAAGAAGAAGTACGCGACGCCGCGCCCTGTGCGCATAGTCCAAGAAGGCGACATCTTTGACTTTTCGACTTTTTCGCCACTTGTTTACGAGAAGTTGGAAGAGGTGCCGGTTGTACACACACCCGCGCCCAAGCTAGACCTACCCGGCCAACGCCCAACTGCGCAGACACGCGGTCAGGTTAAGCTGATACAGGATAGCTACACGTTGTTTGGGAACTTTGAGAACCAATGCGGTCAGGTTCAGGACTACATCGCCACGGCTACGGAAGATGGCAAGGAACCCATTTGGCGTGGAATCCTGTCTTGGGCAAAGGTCTGTGAGGATGGCGCAGAGAAGGCGATCTGGCTGTCGGACATGCACCCATACCCGCACGAGCGGATGCACCAGAAGCTTTCTGAGATCAAAGGGCCATACGCGTGCATAAAGATGGACAGCGAGAACCCCGGAATTTGCACAAAATGTAAGCACTGGGGCAAGATCACAAACCCCCTGATACTGGGGCGCGAGATCAAGGTGGACAACACCGCCAAAGAAATCATGCTGTCTGCGCCTGCTGAAGAAGACTTCGACGAAGCCGAGCTTGACTCTGAGGAAGCCTACGAGCCAGAAGATACGGGTTTACCCTTAGCACCTAGCGTGGTACGTCCTGTGCCCCCTCGTGGCTACAGCTATGGTGAGCATGGTGGCGTGTACTGCACGCGTTCCGAGGAAGATGAAGAGGGCAAGAAGGTAAAGAAGAATATTCAACTGGTTCCCTACGACTTGTTTGTGGTTGACTTACTGAAGATGGAGAACGATCACTTGGTTCACATGGCCGCTGTGCGACCCGAAGGCGTGCAGACGCTTAACTTCCCGCAGAAATCTATTGTTAGCAAGGATGAGACGCTCAAGTGGTTAGCCAGTCAGAACATCGTGTCAACCTTTGCGGGTCACGACAAGACGTTGTTTGAGTATGTGCGCTCATGCGTAGGCGAGGCTTCACAGAACCGCAAGCCAGTCGAGGTGCCGTTTCAATGTGGGTGGCAGGCAGATCAGTCGTTTGTTTACAACAACCGCGTGTTCAGTAAAGATGGGCGCGAGACTCGGATACCTATGCCCGGGCTTGAGAACATCAACCGCAACACCAACGGCAGGGGTGACCTTGATACGTGGCGGCATCTGTGGAAGACGATCTTTGTAGAGAAAGAGGGTATGGAGACAGCCTTGGCTGTGTCTCTGGATTCCTTTGGATCACCGCTTATGCGCTTCACCGAGTACGAAGGTTTTGTCTGGCACATCGGTTCACAGTGGTCAGGTACGGGTAAATCCCTAGTACTTAGCGCCAAGGCAGGCGTCTGGGGTCACCCTCTGCGCTACCGCACAGGCAAGAGTACTTCTCCTGTTGCAATGCAACAAAGGGCGGGTTTGCTTAACAGCATGCCGCTTCTGATTGACGAGATCACCAACACCCAACGTAAAGACATGGAGTGGGCACCCGCCTTTATCTTTGACTACGCCGAGGGTCAGGGCAAGGAGCGTATGGAGTCAGGCTCCAACAAGGAACGTATCAATAACAGTACGTGGACTGCTACTTGCACAATGACTGGGAACGAAAAGCTGACCGACTACATGGCGGGGGCACGCAAGCACAGTTCAAACGGCGAGTTGTTGCGGATGCTTGAGTGGTGCCCACACAAGAAGCTTATCTGGAATTCAGAAGAGCGCAAGACTCTGCTTGAGATTAAGCGCAACTACGGCGTAGCGGGTGAGGCTTGGGTTCGGTGGTTAGCTGTCAATCAGAAGACTGCCGAGGAGATTGTGCGCAAGGTTCACATCCATTTGAAGAAGGTCTTTAACTTCAACGACGATGAGCGCTACTGGCATGCAGGCTGTACTACAACTGTAGCGGCGGCAATTCTATTGCGTAAAGAGTACTCTGGCATCCTAGACGTTGAGATCAACAAGGTCATAACCGCTCTGAAAGGACTTGTAGAGAAAGGCCGTGGCATCATAAAGAACAGCGTACGCTCTGCTGAAGATGTGCTTAACGCCTACATCGGTGACAACTACGGAAGCTTCATTGTTCTGAAGAAAGTCGAGGGCAGAATCCTAGCAGCGTGGGGCGACAACGGTGACATCGTTGACCGCTCGACCACCAAGAGCAAGGTGCTCGGCAGAGTTGAGCATGGGCTTTTGACACCGGGTTACAGAGAGTTCTACATCGAGGAACAGCTACTCAAGAAGCATTGCGTGAGCATGAGCTTTGGCTACGACGAGTTCAAGGCGCAGATGGAGGAGTTGTTTACTTGCAAGTACGTCAAGAAAGATATGCTGTCCCGTACCAACGGCCCTGCCATGCGTGTGAACACCATGCACATAACTTTTAGGGACGAAGTCTTTGATGGTAATAATCTATCCTTGGGCGAAGCTAAAGCCGGGTGAGGGCTTCTTTGTCCCCGGACTAGACGTGGAAAGGGTGAGGGAGTT